GCCTCAACCGAATTCGATATACCTATATCGAGAATTCGTAACGCAATCAAAAAAGGATGGCTGAAATCCGAGATCGTTAAGGGGCGGCATGAATTTAACAGGCTCGAATTCCTTCAATCGCTAGAGGCTTTTGTTGTTCCGGTTCAAAAAGGCAAGCTAACAATCGATATTTCCGTTTACCGAAATCTAAAGTTTTCAAGCCGGGATGATATCAGGCTTTCAACAGGGGAAGCTGTCAGCGAATACATGGAGCTATACAAAAGAGGGAAATTGACCAGAACCCGCATCACCCCCCCCTGCCCTGACATACAGTCAACCCAACCTATTCTAATATGACAGTCACCGAGCAAGAACAAGAGCAATGGGAGGACATTCTTCTCGAAGTCGAAACAACCAAGGGACTCTCCATAGAGATCAACCAGGATTCTTTCACGCTCTCGTTCTTCCTCGACGAAAAAAATCAAACCGTAAAAAAGGAATACACGAATTTAGAATTTGCTGCAATCGCGATCAGATCTTTTCAGGATGGTGAGCGAGCGGCGACAAGACCAAAGCATATCAACCGATTTCAATACTAACGATGACAACAACCAACCAAAACCTAAAATATTACGAGGGCAGACCAGTCCTGAATAAATCGGATATACCGGAAAGGTATCGACCACTGACAAATTTCTACAGGGACTCAGAGCGCGATTGGCTAAACTCTGTAATTAGAGACATGCGCGGGATTGATTACATCCTCGTACAGACTGTTTACGGAATTGAAGTATGGAGATCCGGTATGAAGTCCGTCGATGAACTCAAAAGGGAAAGGTTCGGAAATGAGTGATATTATCGAATCAAATCTCTGGTTCACTCCCACGGAAGACATCGAGCCTGGGTACTATTGGTGTAGAACCGGAAATGGATCAGAGTTTCCTGTAAAAGTCGAGAAGGGGTTTATAGCTATGATTGGAACAAGGGGACAGGTTCGCGTAAAGGATTTCGCTCACTGGCAATTCAAGAAAATCGAAAAACCATGAATAACCAACCAGAACTATTCGAAGTCGAAACCGTTCTTTCACCGAGAGCTAAGTGGATCAAGGAACATAGAATTAAGACTCTTGAGATCGACGGAAGATGGAGAGCGACTACACCGGGAAATGTATCATACGGCGAAACCGAAGAGGACGCCATAGCCGATCTAATGCAAAAAACAGGAATTCCACCGATGAAAAGAGAATGGTAAGAATCCCGTTTACAAGAGATATTGATTCATGACTACCAGCATAAATATGAAAACACATTTAGAAGATGGTTTTTTGCACGCAAAAAGCGATATGGACAAATGGTTCTTATCAAATTTAGATAAATTCTTAGCAACAGGCAGTCAGTTAATCAAGAAAAGTTGTCGAGATTTCGATTTTGTTCTTCCTGTTGATTTAATACCAGATGGATACAGGGAGATTATTTTCGGTGATTCCGGGGAAGAATACACCGACTCATTTTTCAATCTAAAGGTTGGCGTGTTCGATTTCATTATCTCGAATAATGAAGATTACGCGAAATGGGAGTACGCAACCAAGAAAATGATTGATTACAAAGGAGATATGCCGATTAAAGATAAGGAAATTAGGGTTGCGCTTTTCGAGAGGTGGAAAAGCGATTTCGAGTTAATGGCTTCTAGCGCGTTTTAATCATGACTACCGAAGCAAAAGAGCAAACCCAGGCGGCTCTACTGATCCTCAAGCTGAGAAGCGCGATCACTGATAAAACCTACGCAGTTGAGATGATGAGCGCTGAGCAAAGTTCCGGAATGAAAAAGTATTACGGTAAGATCTATGAAGCCGAGTGTGAAAAAGTCGCGCAATTAACAAGCGACCTCGAAAGGAAAATCAATGAAGAATAAACTAAATCCCAAGCAAGAAAAGTTCGCCCAGCTATTCGCGACGAAAGGTAACGCTACGGAGTGTTATGTTGAGGCGGGTTACGCGAAGAAAGGCGCAAGGCAAGCGGCGAGTAAGCTATTGACAAATGCTGACGTTTTGGCGCGAGTGGCTGAACTCCGAGAAAAAGTTGCAGATAAAGAGATCATAACCAGAGAGGAATTAGTTCAATTTTTGGCTGATGTCGTTAGGACTCCGGTAACTGTTGCGGCTATGAGCGCTTATCCAGATGAGGAAACAGGAACACCAGCTAACCCTCTTATCGAATCGGTAACACCAAACCAATTTGGATTGGCCTTCAAAATGCCAAGTAAGATGGACGCAGTGAAAACGCTGATTCATATTCATGGATGGAATGAGCCGGAGAAAGTAGAGCATGGCATTGACTCGGAAATGATCGGTTTTTTCAAGGAATTGACCGGCTCTAATAAATGAGTCTCCCGCCCGACATATCCAGAGTTAAAGAGTTGGTCAAGGATAAGACTTGGCGACTCAACAACATGTATTTGATTATCGATGAGGACGGTAATCAGATCCCCTTTCGGATGCGGGAAGAGCAGAAGAATTTTCTCAAGAAACGACGGAAAAGAAACTTTATTCCAAAGGCTCGGAAATTGGGACTCTCCACAATTATCATTCTCGATAATCTCGATGAGGCTTGCTATCGGAAAGATACAAGAGTTGGAATTATTGACCTGACACGCGACGACGCGTACGACAAGCTCGACATTGCGCGTAAAGCCTGGGAGCGTGGAATCTATCATCCTGATCCAGCCATAGCTGCACTCTGGAAATGGCTACACGAATCAAATCCCCTTGTTGCTGATAACTCGGGTAAAATGGAGTGGGCGAACGGTTCGAACATGTCAGCCGGAACATCATACACCGGGAAGACTCCGCAACGTCTTCATATTTCAGAGTACGGCCCGATCTCGGCAATCAGTCACGCGAAAGCAACGGCGATCAAGCGGGGTTCGATCAACTCTGTTCCTCCTGGTGGTATCTGCGACATAGAGACAACAATGGAAGGGGGGCAATTCGGCCCGTGTTATCATTTCTTTTCGCTGTCCATGAACAACATCGGAAAGACCGGCCTCACGGACTCCGATTGGTACATGCAGTTTTTCTCATGGCTGAATCATCCTTCCTATCTGATACCAAACGGAAAGCCAGTAAATCAGGACACGATTGATTATTTCAACGGGATCAAATCGGAACACGGTGTTGAAGTTCCCCTTCCCCGGCAAGCATGGTACGAACGAAAGAAGATAGAGCAGGGCGAGGACATCTATCAGCAGTTTCCAACGGTGGTAGAGGAATGCGACCGGATGATCGTTCCCGGCCAGATCTATCCCGAGCTAAAGACAGTCAGGAAAAAAGGCAGGGTTTCGGACTTCTCACCGGAAAAGGGTTTGCCGTGGTTCACGTCGTGGGATTTGGGAAGCTCCGACAATACAGCGGCGTGGTTGATACAGCCAGCCGGGAAACAACATTGCTTTTATGCTTGGGCGCAAGGTGAGGGAGAAGGGGCGCAAGGTGTAGCTGAATTGATCCGGGAGTGGGAAAGAGAATTCGGAATTACGATTCAGCGGCACTTACTCCCACACGATGCCGAGATACATGATAAAGGATCGGGAAAAACTTACACTGAACAAATCATCGAGGCCGGGATACCTTCAAGTACTATCGTTGTAGTTCCTCGAATCCCCGACGTATGGGTTGGCATCGGTGAAGTTCGATCAATGTTAGAAAATGCGTGGTTCCACCAAGACTGCGACCAGAAGACAACCACTGACGATGGAGTCGATCTGCCTTCTGGTGTTCAACTACTCGAAGGGTATAGAAAAAAACTTGATCGATCTACGGGAATTGTTACCAGTAAACCAGTGCATGATGAGTCGAGCCATATTGCCGACGCGATCAGAACCTACGCAGAGGCTTTATCACGGGACTTAGTTCAGGCTAACGTCCCAACCAATAAGAGAAACCGCGTCACAGTTAGGCGCGGACATAGTAGAAGAAGAAAATAACCAAATACCAAGCAAATGAAAGAAGAAGAAATAGAGTTAAGTTGCCAAGAGTTTGAAAAAGGCATCAAGGAGGGTAAGACCATGCAGATTAAAGAATTAGTTCCGCCAGAAAAGCCAGCCCTACGCGATCAATTCGCGATGGCGGCGCTTACGGGGATTTTATCCAGAGGGATGATTGAAAAAGGGCTAGAGGGGTCCTGCTATCAAATCGCTGACGCAATGATGGAGGCGCGGAAATCATGAAACTATTTGAGAAGGATAGCGAGGATTGCGGAGAAGCAATCAAAGGGAAATTCAGGGAAGCAATCAAAGAAGTTGAAGAGTACATGAAGTCTTTCAGCTCTTATGACCTGAGCGTATGGCTGAGGAAAGAAGGCGTGGAAATAAGAGAGGCAAACTACAGCGAGTCTGAAATCCTCATGACTTATTCAGAGCTGGCTGAGGATCTGATTGATATTTGTCCTGAGCGAATCCCTGGAGTGATAGAAGGGCTGAAGGAGTTAGTCTCAAGACTGGAGGAATATGAGAACGCGGCTGAAATCAAGGATCGATGAAGGACGAAAATCTATTTATCAGCGTGATAGCAGGGGCGCTTATCATCGTCGCGGCATCGTTCGTACCTTCCGCGATATCCCTTTACGATTACTGCTTGTCTCTCGGGCATTCTCGAATAGTTGGTATCTGTTTTCCTCTCATTGTTGATCTTGTCGTACTGGTCGGGCATCTCGGGGCAATCTGGCTAATCAGCCAGGGCAGAAAACCGACTCGGGCCGTCTTGCTGATCTGGGGAGGCTGTTTAATATCGGTGGCCGGGAATATCCTTCACGCTCCGATTGATCAGGTTGACGGAATCGCGATCCCATTTTCGGGAATCTCCATGAATCCATCTCAAGTTATCGCGGCTGTTCTCCCTCTCGGGCTGGTCACGGTTTCCAGTTTCCTATTTTTCTTGTGGGAAACAAAGATGGAAATAGCGCAAGATTCCGGTCAGGAAATGACGGCAGAAGAGCGGCAAGAAAGAGATAATGAAGCGCATTTAAACCAGATGATTTCAGCCGGAATTACGACAGATAAAGCGACAGGAAAGAAGCTGATTCATGCGCCATCGAACAGGGCAACAAGGAAGAAAGCAAAGCGACAAAGCGAAGCGACAAAGCGACGGAACAAAGTACGTCAAGTTGAGTCAGAAAATCCTGAATTAACGCAACCGGAAAAGGCGAAAAAAGTTGGCTGTTCGGTCAAGACTTATCAAAGAGACTTGCAATATTTATCCATACAGGGGTGAACAAAACCACAAATTCTATAAAGCGACAAGCCACTAAAAAATGACACGACAAGAAAGCGACAAATCAAGGCGACAAATAACGTTGGAAAATCCTCTCTTGCTCCCTTTCCGTCTGGTCTTGAGCGTTTTCACGATGACCGCTCTTGTCGTCGCTTTTGTCGTAGGTGTTGTCCTAGCTTGTTTGGTTGAAATGTCGCAATTCGTAATAGAAAAATGTCGTAATCAAAAGCGACATTGAAGGCGACAAATGGAAAAAAGTTTTACGACAATGATTAGGACATTCAAAGCGACAATAAAAACGACAAGATGACACCATTAGGACAAGCCGTCAGAGTCTACGAAACCGAAGATTGTAACACGACATTTTTGCAAGACTTGTCGTTCTATCTGGAGTGCGGTTACGTCATTTCCCGGCCTGACCTTTTTCTAATGTTTCGCCCCGTCCATTCATCGGCACCGGATCGCGACATTTACGGCCATGTCATCTTCGGTCAATCCGACTGTTGGCACATCGCGCTAATGGCTGGAGATCTGAAAAAGATTCGTGAGTGCTTCCCGTTTACGCTTTACTTTGTGTCGTTTGAAAAACGAAACCAACTAAAATTGTACCGTTTTTCACAATTGGAATCAATCATAAATCGACATGAAGAAACTCAACGACCAACAAAACCCGGAGAATCAAGGGGTGAATTTTCTCACCGGGGAATCGGCGCTACTGGCTAAAGGTGGCGGCAGTGGTTCGGACTCGGCGCAAAAACGACTTCGACAACAGCGGCGAAAAATCCAACAGGCTCGCAACGTTTCCCGGCAAGAACGAATCAGCTCGCGTAATCAATTGCAGAGAACAAACAAGCAGTTGAGAGCATCGGCAAGCCAGAACCGGGGATTGCTTGAAAATCTAATCGGCAACGATATCCCGGAAACGGAATTCATCGACGACACCGAAGAACTTTCTCCAACCAATCTTTTCGGCCTGGCTCAAACTCGAAAAGCTCGGTTCGGACTCGGCAACTCTGGCAAGGCTCGCCGTGTTACAGGTCGCCGTCAACTCGGATAATTCTGAATTATGACGATGCCTAAACATTCCCAGGCTGGAAGTAAAAAAGCCGATAGACTTCTAAAGCTGCACGTTCAGGCAGAGTCGTACAAAACTCAGCTTTCGAGCGAGTGGAACGAAATCGCTTGCTATGTTCGACCGTCGAAATCGATCTTCAACGAAGGAACAAACGCGGTAAAGCTAAACAGCACAGATGACCTGTTTGATACTTCGGCAATTCAAGCGCTACAAACTTACTCGTCTGGGTGCATGGAGTGGATGACGCCAAGTAACAAAGACTGGTTCGCTCTTTCTCCACCGGATGAACTTAAGGATAACGACACGGTGAAATCTTGGTACTCGGAATGTACCGACGTTCTCAAGAAGGCATTACTTGATTCCAATTTTTACGAGGTGGCTCTAAATTGTTATCTAGACGATGGATCTTTTGGGACATCGGGCTTCATGCTCGACGGTGACGAGTTCGGGAACCTGGAGTTCGAGAAATTCAAAGTCAATTCATTCTCTATTACCGAAAATGTAAAGGGTGAGGTTGATACGGTATTCCGAGAGCTAAACCTTACAGCTCGACAAGCGGCGCAAAAATTCGGGGAAGAGAATCTTCATGGTGACATTCTCGAAAGACTCAGAAATGATGATGATACTAAATTTTGCTTTGTTCATATCATCATGCCACGGTCTGATTCTGATCGAATCATGGGACGGATGGACGGTGAAAACATGCCTTGGGCCTCGATCTACATCGACAAAAAGCACCGGGATATAGTTTTGGAATCGGGAACGTGGGAAAATCCCGCCATTGTCCATCGTCACGACACCCGGACAAATTCGCCGTTCGGCTATTCCCCGGGAATGCAAGCTTTACCAGATATCAGACAGATAAACAACGTCCAGGAATGTCTGGATACTCTTGTCGAGGTAGCGGTAACTCCACCCGTGTTGGTCCATAACGATCATGAGGGCGAGGTTGATTTAATGGCAGGTGGCGTCACTTACTACAAGGACGATAAAAACAAACCGCAATTCTGGCAGAGTGGCGGCAACTATCCCATTGGCGAAGATCGGGTACAGTCTCGCCGGGATGCAATCGACGCGGCTTTTTTCGTGAGACTCTTTCAATCGTTGAGCGGCCGGCGCGAAGGCAAACAGATGACAGCTTATGAAGTTGGGGTAATTCAGGAAGAGCAATTAACGCTTTTCTCTCCTACCTTCATGAAGAAATCGAAAGAAATCAATATCCCGACTCTGAAACGTGCTTTCGGAATCCTTCTCCGGGCCGGCCGGCTGCCAGAGATCCCACAAGGACTTGTTCAAATGGGGCGCGATGGTGTTCCTTTTCTCCCAGATCCAAAAATCGTTTTCACTTCTCGTATGGCGTTGGCAATGGAAGCGCTCCAAACCGGGGCATTTACTCGGACCGTGGGAATCCTCGGGCAGATCATCGAACTAAAGCCGGAAGTATTCGACCATTTCGACTTCGATTCTATCTCTCGGGCAATCGGGAGGAATAACGGAATGCCAGAAGCCTGGCTGAAACCACAGCGAGACGTTGATTTGATGCGACAGCAAAGGGCGCAACAGGAACAGGATATGATTGATCGCGAGAACGCAACCCAGGAAGCTGGCGCGGCGGCTCAACTCGCAAGTTCTGGATTGATCGGGCAACGTGCAGCATGAGAAACATAGGCGAAAAACTATTCGGGCCGCGTGATGGCGAGCCTGTCGAGGTTCACGACAAGCGAACCAAAGAACTCTCTAAGCTGATCAAGAATACTTTTGACACGGTGGAAGGACGGAAGCTCATGAAAGAACTCGTAAAGGCATCTCCACCACTTGAACCGCGTTTCGGTAAAGATCGATCCCCGGAAGAGGCGGCATTTCTCGACGGTGAAAAACATTTTCTCGGACTCCTGTTGATTCATTCAGGACTTCGATAAAAACCAACAACCAACAACCAAAATGGCAGCAAAAAAAGCAGCAAGCAAAAAAACGGCGAGTGAAGCGAAAGCGGCACCGAAAAAAGCAGCAAGCAAACCCAACGTTTCGGAACAGTATTTCGAAATGCTGAAAGGCGCGGACCCGCTCAAGGGTGACAAAGATCCGGCAATCGTTGAATGGTGCCGGGAAAACATGTCAGCCGATGAATTCGAAGCGAAGTACAAGGATCGTGGAATTTCCTAACCTACCAACCAAGTAAAAAGTTATGCGAATTATCAAGCATTTTTTGATGAATGAAGAACCGGGAGAAATCCCGGCTGGTGGTGGTGGCGAACCTACACCACCCGAAGCGACCCCTTCAATCCTCGGAGATGGTCTATCATTTAACGAAGGTTGGACCGATCAACTAACCGGAGATCATGAACAGTTTCGCGACATGGCCGGGCAGTTTAAAGATATTCCCGGCCTGTTGAAATCATACCACGATACACGGGCGAAACTCTCGCAACGTGTTCAGGCGCCGGGCGAAGACGCAACACCCGAAGAACGGGCGGCATGGAAGGCTAATCTCGGGGTTCCTGATTCCGTCGATGGCTACGAGATCCAGATACCGGAAAAACTGCCCGAAGGTGTCGAGCTATCAGATGGCGATTTCGATTCATTTAAGAAATTCGCTTTCGATAATGATTTGTCAGTGAATCAGGTCAACAAACTGATCGAGTATCAAATCGGCGTTGAGGGCGACATGATGAGCCAGATCAACCAGGAAATGAAAGCTCAACAGGAGGCAACCGAGAAGCAATTACAGCAAGAATGGGGATCTGAGTGGACAAAGAAAAAGGAACTCGCGGAAAGAGCGGCGGAAACTTTCGGACTTGGCGCAGATCACGAGTTGATGAGTAATCCCGACGTTCTCAGGATGCTTTCCCAGATCGCTCCCGCTATCGGTGAAGACAAACTGGTTTCAAAAGATGACGTCGCTGGAATCAAATCACCGGGCGACATGGCGTACGACATTTCCAGGAATTCCGATAATCCTTATTATGAGGCTTACCACGATCCTGGTCACCCTGGATTTCAGGAAGCGCAAAAGCGTTACGATGATCTGATGAGAGAACAGGTTGCCAGAGAACAGCGGTAACACGATGAACGAGACAGCAGACAATCAAGTAACGCTAACGGAATTAAGGGGTGATATCAAGTCACTCTCTGAAAGCGTTGCTATATTCTTCGCGGGGCAGAAAGAGCATAATCGAGATACTGACATTTCGATTAAGGCTCTCAACGCTCGCGTGTTGTCTCGCGGTAAATTCTCCTATCAGCTATTCTTTGGAATCCTCGGCGCGGTGGTTATGTGTTTGACTCCGGCAAGCGCAATTATCGGAATGTACGTTAATGGCAAATCAGCGCAACACGTCAAGGAAGAGGAAAAAATCTCAGATAGGATCGATGAACTAAAGGAGCGTTTGATTGAGATAAACGAGATCCAAAACAATCTACTTACTGCAAGAGGTGAATGGATGACTGATACCGGAGAAAGGCAAGCGGAAATCAGAAATCAGGTTGACCGGAACACTCTCGACCTATCGCGGACTATCGGAAATCGGTGGTCTTCCGAAATGGAAAAACTGAGGAACGAAAGGAATCTGGAAGTCTTCAACCGTCATTCAAACGATATAGAGGTTCTAAAATCAGAGCTTCGATCTATTCGGAAAATAGGCGGCTAAACAATTCGACTCATGCGGAAAGCCTCGCTTGGCCTAGTGCCGGGCGGGGCTTTTTGTTTTGCTCCGATCCCGTTTACACTTTACTTTATAAACAGCTTTTCAAAAGGCCCTTTCTTTAGGACTACCCAATGGAGCGGCACACATATCGAGTGGCCCGTTCATCGGATTACCAAACGAGTGGAAGTAACGATTCTAACTCAATTAACTAAAGAAAAATTATGGCACTTAATCAGGCGCTTGCTGTACCCGAGCATTATCGGCGCAAATTTGAAGACACATGGGGGCATGTTGTCCAGCAGGACCGTAAGAAACTCGCAAACCGAGTTACTATGCGGAATTTCACAGGTAAGGAAAAAGTCTTTACTGATTTGGATGAATTGACCGTCGTTCCTCGTGGGCGCCGTCAACAGTCCAGCCCAGTTGAGGCCGAAGGTCTTAAGCGGAAGATGACTAAGGAAGAATTCAAGGTGCAGGTCATTTTTGACCAGTCCGACGATGAATTCCTTGCGGAGATGGGACAACCCAACTCTGAGGTTATCGAAGCTATGCGAATGGCATGGTGGAAGTCTAACGATACCGCTATTGGTACTTCATTCGATGCAACCGTTTACGGTGGCGTTGATCCTTACGTTACCGCGATCGATCTTCCTTCTACTCAGAAGGTGGCAGTGAACTACGTTGATTCTGGATCTCCAGCAAACAGCGGGTTGACTCCTGAGAAAATCATCAAGGCAGTAAACATCCTTGAGGAAAACGAAATCGATCCGATGGAAGAGGAAGTCTGTATTGCACTTAATCCAAAGTGCAAGCTGGATCTCCTTGCCTATACTCGTGACGCAAGTAACGATATTTGGGCCGCGATGATTTCCGCATGGTTGGAAGGGCGAGACAATAAATTGTTTGGCCTTACTCCCGTGATGTCAAACCGTCTCTATAACGACGTTTCGACCGATATCGATACCGTGGCAGTTTATTCTAAGCCTCGCGGTATCTACTTCGCTGAAGACGATTTGGAGATCAAAATGGACATCCTCCCAACGGAAGATCACGCTTTGCAAATCAGCGGGTATGGTCGCCGGGCGGTGATGCGGAAATACGAAAAAGGCGTTGTTACTATCGCTTGTGATCGCACTCCTTAATCAATCAACCTAAATAGAAAGTAAAAATATATTATGGCAGATTTAACTACAACATTTCGCGCTTCTGAACTGGCTCGCTCGTATTCTCTTCATGAGAATCCTAGCTACAACGGACGGAAGAAAGCGGTAAAATATGCGGAGGATAGCTACACTTTTGCGGCTACTCCATCAGCAAATGATAATGTCGTTATCGGAACTCTCGGCGCTCCCGGGAAACTGATTCCAGAACTTACCAAAATCGCTTCGGTGACTGGTGCAATTTCTGGTGTTGGAAAATTCGAGAAAGTTTCCGAAGATGGAACTGTGACCGCCTTAACGGGTGATTGTACCTTCAACGACAACGTTGTTTCTCCAGCTCGGATCTCCGGGAATACCTTGGTTTCCTTTTTGGCAACCGATGTAATCCAGTTCACGATCACCACCGTGACTGCAATCGTTTCTACCGATGTTATCGGTATTGAGATTGCATGGGCTTCCGACGAAACTCTCTAAACATTGCTTGGTAGCATAACTCGTTTCCCTGGCTGTTTGGTGGTCAGGCAGTCAGGGAAACACTTTTTTTAGACATGGACGAACTAGACATTGCAAATCTGGCATTAAGCCAACTCGGGGAGGCTTCCCGGATGGTGACTTATAACGAGAATACACCGAATGCAATTGCGGTTCGTCTCCATTACGAAAGAACTCGCGATTCTCTCTTGCGCTCTCACCCGTGGAACTTCGCAGGGGAGAGAGCTGACCTAACGGCCGATGCAACGGCGCCAACTTTCGGGTATGCATACCGCTACCCAATTCCAGCCGATTCTTTGCTGGTCAAAACAGTCAACGGGACCGAAGCGGGACTGGCTGACACCTACTTTACGATTGAAGGCGATTGGATTCTCACCGATTCGGCAAGCTGCAAGATTACCTATGTCAAACAGGTGACAGATGAGGACGATTTTGATCCTCTATTTGTCGAAGTTTTCACATTCATGCTCGCGGCGGCGATTGCGCTCGATGTAACGCACGATTCAGCTAAACGCCAAGCAATGCTGGCAAGCGCGGCGGGAATGCTCGACGAAGCGCAATGGACAGACGCGAGCGAAACAAAGGTAAAAGTACGATCCCCAATATCGGGAAGGCATAGCCGACGGAACGGTTTTTTTTTAAATAACTATTATTGCGACGACACTATGAGCGCTGAACAAGGAGACCCCGGAGAAAACGGATACAGTCCAACTTATGCACTGGTAACAAATGGCGACGAAGTTGTCATGGAGCTTACCGGGTGGGCGCAAGCCGGGGGAGGGGAGCCGGATACCGGATACATTGGAGCGGCAGGAATTACCGGGACTATCGGAGACGCCCAGAATTTACGTGGTCTTGATGGTGCACCGGGAACGGGGCTATCACCACAAGGCGCATGGAGCGGCGCGACAGCATACGCAGAAGACGACGCGGTTACGCACAACGGAGAACTTTACTATACTGATTCGGCTTCTATTGCTGACACGCCTGGCGTTGCGGCTAACTGGATCAAGATCGTTGAAAAGGGCGCGACAGGCTCGCAAGGGCCACAAGGTAACACGGGCGCGACAGGGGCAACCGGGGCAGCCGGAACGAACGGCACGAATGGAACGAACGGCACAAATGGAACAGACGGGGATGACGCGTACGTTTATATTGCTTATGCGAGCGATGCGAGCGGTACGGATTTTACAACAACGTTTGATTCCGCTCTCGATTATATCGCGGTAAAGAATACCACCACGGCGATAGGCTCGCCATCATCCGGGGATTTCTCGGGACTCTGGAAAAATTACAAAGGCGCAACCGGGGCGAACGGCTCGACAGGTGCGACAGGGGCAGCGGGAAGCACTGGCGCAACAGGCGCGGCGGGATCGGACGGGGAAAGCGGCGGGATTGAATGGACGTTCGATAATCCGACCACTTCAAGCGATCCAGGATCTGGCGTTTTTAAAATGAATGACGGGTCTATGGCTTCGGTCACTTCCTTTTATATCGATGATCTAGACACGGGCGCGGCAGATCTTAGCGCGTGGCTTTCGACTTGGGACGATTCTGATTCGACCGTAAAAGGTCAGCTTGTCGTAAAGGAATCAGGAACGGCGGCAGTGGGTGTCTTCAATGTAACTGCGGTAACTGATAATACGGGTTGGTTTACGATCACGGTTTCATATATCGCGGGATCTGGTGGCGTCACAGAATTTACAGACGGAACGAATTGCTTGTTTAACTTTTACCGGACAGGCGACAAGGGCGCGGCCGGGGCTGGTGGTGGCGACGTTGCGGGACCGGGCGCGGCAGTAGTTGATAATAGAATTGTAACTTGGGACGGCATTGGCGGCGCGACGATTCAGGATGGTGGCTCGACTATCGCAAACGTTCTTGATCGTGCTAATCATACCGGAACACAAGCGCTTTCGACAATCTCGGATGCGGGAACAGCGGCAGCAAGCGCAACTGGGGATTTTGCAACGGCGGCGCAAGGGATTCTAGCCGATTCATCGGTTCAGCCTGGCGATGCACTATCAAGTTTAGACACGACCGTAACAGGAACGCAACTCAACAGCATTAAATCAGATGTTGACGCACTTGGGACGGCGGCAAATTCAGCAACGGGAGATTTCGCAACGGCGGCACAGGGAACGCTTGCTGATTCAGCAGTTCAGCCGGGGGATGCTCTAAGCTCTCTTGATACTACGGTAACAGGGGCGGAACTCAACACCATAGCAACCGATGTTGCGACGAATAACGCCAAGACATCGAACGCGACTCACACCGGAGACGTCACCGGATCGGGAACGCTCACGATTGCGAGTAATGCAGTTACAACGGCGAAGATTCTCGATTCAAACGTAACGCTTGCGAAAATTGCGGACGTATCTGCAACAAGCCGAATCATCGGAAGGAAAACAGCATCGTCTGGAGTGCAGGAAGAATGTACACTTTCGGAAATTCTTGATTTCATCGGATCGGCAACAAGTGGCGATATTCTTTATCGTGGCGCTTCCTCTTGGTCGAGGCTCGCGAAAGGTTCTGATGACGACGTTTTAACACTGGCGAGCGGGATTCCTTCGTGGAGTGCGCCAAGCGGGGGCGGGGGAAAAATCGCGCAGATGTTGACTCTGTCTGATTCAGCAGTTGATACTATCACAACAGTATTCCCTTACGATGATACGATACCGCAAAACACGGAGGGGGATGAGGTTTTTTCTCAGGCAATCACACCGACTAATGCGAGTAGTACGCTTATCCTGGAATTTCTCGGGAATGTTGTTGGAAATGGAGCTATGCGAGTCGGGGGCGCATTTTTTGTTGACTCTACAGCTAACGCAATAGGGACTAATGGCCTTTGGATAGAAAATTCTTCTCGGCCAGGTTTATTGAACTGCCGTCTAATTATTAGCGCCGGATCGACTTCTGCAAGAACTTATAAATTTCGTTGTGGCCCATCGACGGGAACTCTCTACAGAAATTCGATGACAACCACAACACACAAGTACGGTGATACGATGCAATCAACATTCACGATTACTGAAATCACTCCATAAATGCGAGCAATCAAAACAGCGTTCAACGGTGGCGAGTTTTCGCCTTTGATGGTGTCGCGAGTCGATGCGGAAAAACACCCGTTTTCTGCGCGGATCATGGAAAACTTTATCCCGAAAGTTTACGGGGGTGCATTTCGCAGGCCGGGAACTATCTATCTTGATGAGGTTGGAGACGATACGGACGAAGTTAGGCTGATCGCTTTCAACGTTTCCGCAACTGCTCGGTACGTGTTGGAGTTGGGGGATTTGTATTGCCGGATCTGGAACAGTGACGGAACGCTTTTAACTGACTCAAGCGGAACGGTTTCACTCACTACACCATACCGGGGAGAGGATATTTTCGACGTTCAATTTGTGGTATTGAATAACGTGGGGTTTTTCACTCACCCTCTCTACACTCAACAGCGGATAACCCGGGCTTATGATGATTCAGAATCGAAATTTCTTTTTACCTGGGACGCGATGCCGATTGACACGCCATGTTTCCGGGATACGAATCAGACAGTAATCACCGCGACACCGGCAGCAGTCACCGGGACAACAACGATCGCGTTTTCCTCTGACATTTTCGACGAACACGAAACGCTTGCTGATTACATCGGGGCGAAAATCGAAATCACACACAGGCGAGAGGAATCTCATATTACACTGGATCTCGACGCTACAGGAACGAGCAGTTCGATTAATGTTGTCGGTACTTTTTCTGTGATCACTTACGGCACTTGGGACGGTGAACTGTTGATTCAGCAACAGGACGAAACCGGGGCATGGATCGATATTCGATCTTTCACAAGCGTGGAAGATCGGAATGTTTCGCTTGATAGTTTCGTTGATGAGAACCGGGCATTAAGGCTCGACTATACTGCGACAACAGCCGGGACCGGGGCGCCTCGGGCAGTACTTGAAGTTGACGACTCGCGAGAATCGGGAATCGCGACTATCACGGGGATTACCTACCCAGCCGGAGTTGCAACAGCGGCGGTAACGATAGATTCCGATCTGGTATCAACCGACGCAACTACGCTTTGGAGTCTGGAAGCATGGGGCGAGTATTGCGGTTATCCTCGTTGTATCGCTTTTCACGAATCGAGATTATGGTTTGGAGGGACGAATTTAGAGCCGAACACATTTTGGGCCTCGAAGCAAAACGGGTTCTTTGATTATGAAAGGGGTGTTTTCGATGCGGATTCACTTTCGTTTACACTGGCGGCGCAGGAAGGAAGCTCAATCAATTCTATGCTCAGCCATGAGGCGCTTATATTTTTTACAGAGTCGGAAGAGTGGACAGCGACAACAAGCGACAAAACAGCCATTTCCCCAACTAATATTTTTGTTCGCCGGCAATCTCGGTATGGTTCAGATTTTCAACAATCGATCATTGCTAGTAATTCGATTCTCTTTGTTCAGCGGGGATCGAGGAAATTGAGGGACTTCATTTACTCGGCCCGGGAAAGCGGGGGGCAGTCCGAAGATCTTTCGGTTCTGTCTGAACATCTCGTTCGATCGGGAATCAAGCAGATAGCGCTTCAACAGCAGCCTGATCCTGTTCTATGGGTGGTCACGGATGACGGTGATTTAGTATCTGTCACCTATGAGGCAAACCAAAACGTTACGGGATGGACGAAACACCCGACGACCGGAACCGTGGAAAGCGTGGCGGTAATTTACGGGACTTCCCCGAACGACGATGAGGTTTGGATTGTTGCGAATCGCAATAGTAGCAGATATGTCGAGCGGATCAATCCACAAGCGACGATTGCGCTGGAGGATGAAGACACGGAGAAAATGGTCTATACAGATTCTTCTGTAATTTACGATGGAGCGGCCACAACAACAATTACCGGTCTAGATCATCTCGAAGGGTTAGAGGTCGATATTGTCGCAGATGGGAGCCAGGTCACAGCTAAAACCGTTTCGTCCGGCTCGATCACTCTTGATGCGGCGGCAAGTTTCGTGGTAGTCGGGCTTTCGTATACCTCGACGCTGCAACCGTCTATCATCGCAACGTCTCTTGAGGATGGCACTTCATTAGGTCGGCGCGTGGTATGCAAACAGGTCCATCTCCAGCTTTGGAAGTCTCGCGGGATCGAGCTAGCCGATAGTTCAACGAGCACGTTTTACGATATCGGCGCAACGACACTTACAACCGGAGAAATCGACGTAAATAACGGCGGTTCACACCGGGATAATATCGACGTAACAGTCAGACAGACGGCACCGTATCCAGCGGCAATTTTAGCAATGATTCTTGAATTCGACATATTGGGATAATGTTTTTTTTACCGGCACTACTTGGGGCGGCTGGAAAAGCCGTGGGAATATTCGGGCAACTTGGCGCGGCGGATCAGCGCGAAGAAATTGCTGCGATGAATTTTCAGATCGAATCGCAGAACGCAACGGTTCAACGCCAGCAAACAAATCAATCTCTATCGTTTAAAGCGCTCGGCAACAGTCTCCAGCATCGAACGACGCAACTAAACGCGCAACTCGCACTCGGAGACGCGGATATGATGGACCGCAACGCGAACCGTATGCGAGAGTTTGCAGAGTTGAAGACCAAAGAGGGGAGGGAAGCAGTCAGGCGCAGGAGACGGCAATTTGAGGCGTTTCAAAGCACACAGCAATCCGTCATTGGTTCCAGTGGTGTTGATATGTCTGGTAGCGCTCTTGATGTGCTGGTTGATACAGCCGGACAGATGGCAATCGCCATCGAAGACATGCACGATTCGATAGCTTTTGAACGGGCCGAAACTCTGGATAAAGCGACAATGACACAATTTCAGGCCGGGCAACAAAGAATCGGGGCGCAAGCAGAGCAGCAATTCGGGCGAGTCGCTAACAAATTGAACCGGGGCGCAATCCGATTAGGAAGGATTTCGGCGGATCTCCAATACAACAGCGCTATGATGAGCGCCGAAATGAATCTTTTGAATCAACAATCAGCGGCAGCGGGTCAGCGAACTTCTGCTTTCGGGAGCGCTTTATCTGGCGCGGGTTCGTTTATCCAATCAGTTTTGTAACATGGCAGCAATTCCAACATTTAACGCAGAAGCGCCGGCAGCACGAAGAGCGCCAGTAATGGAGCAATCGAGCGGCGTAAGGATCAACCCGAATCAAGCTCTACAGTCAATCAATGGGATCGCTCAAATGATCGCCGGGATGCCTACCCAGATGCCGACGATAAACCCGGAACAGGGTCAGGCGGAATTCCAGGGGATGCAGAATCTCGGTCAGGGAATGGAAATCCTGGGCGGCATTTTCGGGAAGATCAAGGAAGAGCGGCAAAAGGCGCAAGGGATCATTGACGAAGGTGACGCGCAATTAGCGTCTGATGAGACTTGGTCAAAGTTTAAGGCATGGACAATCGAGCATCCTGACCCGCAACTATGGGAAAGCGAGTGGGCGAATCTGGCGGCTGAATCTAAGAATAAATTCATGGAGGGGCGCGAGTTCTCCAGCGAATCGAAAGAGAATATTGAGCGCAGAATGGCGGCTTTCAATCAGCGAAAGTCGATGAATGTTTTGGTCGATGCAACGAAGGCGACTACGGCGAAGGCGCGTGACGCTGGATTTATGGATATCCACCGATCCATTCAATCAGAATCTCCCGAAGGTTTAGAGGCAGGGGTAAATCGGATGCATGAAAACAATCTGGTTGGAGATCTAAAAGCGGCGGAAATACTAGAAGGGGGTCTAAACGAAATAACTACTCGGAAGAATCAGCGTTTAAGCGGAGAGGTAAAAGACCTTGTTAATCAGGGCGATTTTGACGGCGCAAGGGAAAGAATCGGAATGATGATCCTTCCCGAAGCTGAGAAACGTAATCAGCTTTTCGAGCTAAAGAACGGCGAGGAATACAGCGCTAGAAAAGCGATGGCTCGTGAGTTAATGTCTGACGATCCCGAGAGGTATTTAAAACATCGGGCCGAGTTTGGACTAAAACCAAGCGATGACCGGGATTTTGCCAGAGACGCAAGAAGTATTATAAACGAAGAGCAAACAGCAACGCTTGAATCAATGGTGGATGCGGAGTTGTCTGGCGCGGAGGGAATCGAGAACACAGAATCTTTTGAATCCCTCTCACCTACTCGGCAGAAGAAATTTAAAGATTTCAGAATCGACGGGGCATTGAATCGCACGAAAGATTTCCTAGATTCTCGAAATTCAATCCTGACCTATGACGCGGCAAACGATAGCGAGGGAACCGTTGCCAGTGATATTCGCGAAAACATCATTTTGCAACACGACGGAGCGCGACAAAAAGAACTGCTCGATTTATTCGACCAGCGGACCGACCCGAACGCGGAACCGCAAACACTCACGCAAAGAACTATCACAGATATGTTTCAAGCCTGGGGTGAGAAGCATAAAAACGGAGAGCTAGGAAACTACAGGCTCACCGGGAAGCAGATCAAAGAATACGAGAATGAAGACGGCACGAAATTCTTTGGTACTCCGGATCCAGAAGGAACGATCAAACCTAAAGCTGGATTTCTCCAGCTACAGGAAACCGTTCGCGAGATCAAACTAAGTGAATCTGAACGGTTGGCATGGGAAGAGGCTGGAGACAAGGGAAGGGATGATTTTTACGTTGATCTGATCGCGGAAGAAGAATCACGATTGAAGGATTTAAAAGGACAGCTTGAACTTGAAAAGCTAATTAAAGACGGCGCGATCAAAACACCCGAAGAAGCACAGCAAGCATTTCGCAGGATCATGTCAGGATCTATCAATAAAAACCTTGATCGGCGCAGAAATGAAGCGATACAAAAGAAATCACCTGCTGTTAAATCTGTCGAAGAATTTTTAAATGGAACTGGACGTTAATTCGCAATCGGAGGAAGAGACTATTCAAGCTCTCCCTGTTACTAATCCCGAAACTCCAGAACCAGCCGGGCTTGATGCCTTAGAGGGTGCCAATGTTAAGATAGTGGCAGGCGGAACACAGGAACCGTTGCCACGGATCACCGAAGAGCAGGCTTTTCAGGCTTTGGAATTCGCGAAGAATCCAGACCAACTCGACGAACAGCAAACAGCGAGACTTCGAAGCGTACTAACCGACTACACGAATCAGCAAAAGGAAGCTGGAGAAACTCTATTCCCCCAATACGAGGCGCAACGAGTAGAGGAAGCGAAGCAGGTCAAGAAGATTTTCACAGATCCCAAACACGGTTTCGACGATGCGGGGTTTGATGAATTCAACCAGCAATACGTCAACGATGAAGAAGGCAAGGCGGCCTATCTGAACTCGCAGTTTCTCGGCTCGATCACTGATAAAGATCCGGCAGACATTCGCAGGGCGCAGGGAGTAGAGCGCGATTTGTATTCTGCTGAAACCTGGGGGAAGACGTTCGAGACAGAGAAAGAATTTTTTGAACGTGCAAAGGCTGACGTTGAGATCGAGGAACAGATAGGCGAATGGACTCAATCGGCATCTCTCCGGGGCATGAATCTCATGGAGGCTATGAGCGCGATGCCGGAACACTTGCGCGAAAGTGAAGCGTTCCAGGATCGTAAAGGCGATTGGGGCGAATTAATGGACGAGACGCACCGAAACACGACGGCGCGAATCGACCCATATAGAACACAGATTGACGAGGTTTCCGAGACTCTGAACAGAAAAACCGGAGTGGCGGAAGGCGAGGCACCGGAATCATTTACAGATTTGGCAGAATTGCTCCTGGGAGTGCCTGACAGCGATTTGAATCTTGTTATCGCGTCAATCATCGATACGGCGAAAGGCGACGACAACGAAGCGTTTGAGCCTGAACAGCGGGAAACTGGACTGGCCGAAGATCTAGCAAAAGACGCTATGAAATTGGCTTTGCCGCGAGGGAAAGAAAAAACAACGGCACAGAAACTCGCTGAGAACTTCGGGCGTGGGGCGCGAGATCTGGGAATGGATTCACTGGCTTTCTCTGAGCGGGATTTACTGCAACAAATGAGGGCTGAAATTTACGGGGGATTGAAACCCGTGGAAGGGCAGGCCGGGCAAGAATTTATTTCTGAATTGCGCGGAGAAATTTTAGATTCTGGTGCGGTGATCGGTTCCGGGTTCGCTTCCAGCTTTGGTAAAGAATTCGACGGTTCGCAGCTTGACGATGCACAACGGGAAGCACTAGCCGAAATTGATAAGCGCGTAAAAATCCTAAACATCAACAAGCGATTACGAGAAATTTCCGACCAAGAGATTGATCCAGCAAAGGGTGAGTACTTGATGACCAACGGAGTTTATTCTGCGACTCGATCACTCCCGTATATGGCGGCATCGATAACAGGGGCGCCGGGTTTCATGATTACGTCTCTGGCACTGGCAGAGGATTCCTATCAGACGCTCAAACGGAATAATCCTGAGATGACTGACAAACAGGCTTTCGAGGTCGCGTCTATCTCGGGACCGATTCAGGGATCGCTTGAAAGAATCTCAGGAAAGCTTCTCACCGGGAAGCTTCCTTTCGTCGAGACGTATTTAAACAAAGCGATTGCAACGACGGGCGGCGCGGTGGCACGTGCGACAACTCGCGTCGGGGCAGCAACAGGGATTGAGATCTCGCAGGAAACCGGGCAAGATTTCACTCCTAACATTATTCAAGGAACTATATCGGCAATGTCTCAGGATATGCCGAATGTTGCATGGTCCGACCGATACGGCGACGCAATCGACCAGTTTCCAGAATTGTTTTTCGCGACTCTTCCGATTGCTGTTATCGCCGGGGGCGCGGGAACGTATCGCGACGTGAAAGGGGCGCGGGAATTGCTGGCTGATTATGACTCTCTCCGCTTCCTCGGAATGTCCGAAGCTGACGCCAGTAAGACGCGAGAATTCGCAATGGCCGGGAAGATGGATGAGGCGCAATCTTTACTTAGAGAATCGATCACGAAGGAAGGTAAAGCGACCCAAGACATAAACAAAACGCGGCGAGAAATTCAGCTAAAGGCTTTCGACGAAAAACAGATTCGGGAAAATCTCATGGCCGACGCGGAAGAAATCGGATTGCTTCCTGGGATTCGTCGCACATCGGAAGGCTATACTTTGCATTATGAGGGTGGATCCGTTAGCGATCCGATGACCTATGAGGAAGCGAGTAAATCGCGATTCCGTTTCGCGAAAGATAACAACATTTCGCTTCACGCATCGACTCGGGCAGTAATGCAGCAAGTCGAAAGCCAGATGGAAGAGGGGAGAGAGATCAAGTTTGTTTTCAATCCTTTCAACAAGTCAGTTAGAGAGGCAGAGCAAGCAGGGGAAGTCTCTACCGAGGCAGCGGGAAATCGTGTTGATATCGCGGAACAGCAAAACAGGCCGGAACCTTCCCCGGAATTTGATAATCGAGGGCGCGAATTACCGGATCAATCGGACGAATTCAGCGGAAACACTCTGTTTCCAAATACCGGGGAAGATGTGCCAGCGGGCAACACGAACAAGCCCGGCGATTTCATCGGGCAACTCGAAGGCGTTGACGGAATCGAGACAGTAACCAGCGGCGATAAGTTTGCAGGAACTCAGGAATTTTTCGGAGTCAACAAAACGGCTGATCCCAAACTTTGGCCGAAAGTCAAAGCGGCAATCGATAAGGGGGATCTTGAAGGCGCTAAGAAATTAGCCTGGGATGGGCTTAAATCCAAAGCGGCAAGCGATGGATTCCGGGGAACGAACACGACAACCGATGAAATCCTAGTAGGGTTGCACCACCACCGGGGAAGTACGGGCGGCTCAGTGGTTTTGAGAGAGTTTACAGGGCTGGACAGTTCTGCGACGGTGCCAGAATTGATTAAGGCTTTCGAGGCAAAAGTTTCAAAAGGGAATTTTGCGGCGGATTGGGTGAAGGCTCGCGAGACTCAAGAGAACGAATTCCACGGAGCAAGGCCGAAATTCAGGAAAGGGCTTTCGAATCGATGGGGCAAGGAGGCCGAATTTTTGGCCGGGGATGGCGTCAACGTTGACCCTGAACTTGTGAGCGAATACAACCGGGGCGTTACCAGCTCCAACATGGCGGCAGCATCGCAGGAAGACAGGCTAGCAAGCCAGATCATTCTCGGGAGCAACGCGACAGAATATCAAGACGGGATCGCAAAGACCACGATTCGACTTTACCAAAACGCTTCGCCTTTGACAATCGTTGAAGAAAAGGTGGAGGCTGATATCGACGGCATGATTCGGACAGGGCGCCGGGATTGGATCGTTTCAGCATTGCGGGAATTTGAAGCGGTTTCGGGAACGAGTCTTTTTCTGAATGGCAAGGCTGACACTGAACTTACGAATACCGATATCAAGGAGGCTTGGTCAGATTTAGCAACGTCCTATTTTGTTGATCGGACCCGCGAGGGAGATTCTAAAATATCGAAAAAGTTAGGCGGGTTTTACGAGGTGGCTGATCAGATTATGTCTACTAAATTGGCAGGCGCTTTTACAGCATACGGTGAGTTTTTCCGCTCGGTATGGAAACGGGCAGCGACAATCAACAAACTACGGCGCGAAGGAACACTTGACGCGGATCTTGAAAAGGAACTCGCTCGCCAAGTCGGATTCGGGGAACAGCAAGAGTACAATCAAGGAGTGATCGCAAAGGCGGAGGAATTTATTCAGGAATCCGATTTTAAAGATGTTGAATTCACTCCTACGGATGACGCGCCATTTTCGACGATTCGCCGGGATGGTGCCTCCCTTAATGAGTTAAGCGAGATTAGGGATAATTTAGCTCAAGAATTCGATCAACCGGATTTGCAGCTCAAGGTAAACGAATCCGGAGAAGTAGAAGTCTCACAAGTGGAAGACCAGGCGAAGGCGGAAGAGATTCAAGAAGCAGCGCAATCGTCTATAAATGAATCACCAGTGAATTCCTCCGCTCGAAGCGAATCGGGGCGAGTGGTAGAGCAACCGGGCGAAACTTCATTCTCAACGATTGCCAACCCTGAACAGGTAATCGCAGAAATGTTTTCACCGTTTCAACGTGCGCCGGAAATGCGAATCAAGATGGCAGCAGAAATGCAAAAGCGTTCGGCTGATATCGGCGCAAAATTCGCGGCGGCAATCGCTCGGAACCGGACGAAGAAAGACGTTGAGACTGAGCGCAAGGACAGGCAAGCGGATCTACTGTCTGACAAGATGGAAAGCCTGACGGATATCGAGGCGCAATTGATCGATGATATCGACAGTCTTTCCCCGCTTTTAACTTCGATCAAATCTCAGGGCGGAATCATTCCGAAAAGCAAGGCCGGGAAGAATTCTCTTCCCGAGTATGACGGATCGGAAGGCGCACCGCGGAACGTGTTCAATTCAGCCGAAGGACTGGCACCGGATCAGGTCGCACAAGCAAACGGTTACGACGATGTAAATCAATTCTGGCAAGCGGTAATCAGGGAGAGCGAATCAGCCAAACGATACGCGGAACAGAAAAAGGAAGTTGACCAGAAAATAAAGGATTTCAAAGCGGAGGCCAAAGCGGAATCGGAAGCCTGGGCGAAGGAAGCGAACCGGGCCGGGAATGATCGCCAAGTTTTAGTGGCTGCTCTTCAAACGCTCGACGCGATCACCGGGGCGTTGCCGTTCGAATTACGCGGCAGAGTCAACAAGGGATTCGTGCACCTGGCGCAACTCAAGACGGGCGATGCGATGCTTGACGAGATCGACAAGCGAGTTAAACAGCTTGATAAGCATATTGAGCGCTACCTAAAAAAGGAGGCTGACGAAGCGATAAAGAAACTTTTCAAACGGATCAAGAAATCGAGGCAGTCAAAAGCCGGGAAAGTTTCGAAGGGTAAAAACTCACCGGAACTATACGAACTTTTCGACACGCTAAAAGATGCGATGGCATTGTCAGGCATCGAGGGGCAAACACGGGCCGATTCTATTCAGGCGCTTTTAGATGACGGCGAGATCGCTGACGATATGGTCGCAGTTAAACAATTGGAAGTTTCCTTACTTCCTCTTTTCTCTGGTTGGAAAGAAACCGGATCGGCAGAAAGAACGGCAGCGCTTGAAGAGTCAACGCGGATATGGAAGAGCGGGTACGCAGATTGGAAAATCCAGCAAGCAGAAATCCGGGAGCGGCGCGAAAACTCACAGGCTGCACTTGTGGCTGGAACCAATAAGAAAGGAACCGGACCAGAAAAAGATCTGGCGCAGATCTTCGATACTACATTGCGCGGAAAGGCGAAGGCGGCAGCGCTTAATCTGATCAATTTCGACCAGCTGATAACGAAGACTTTCGGAGACAACGAGACTTCTCGATGGTTCGCGAACCGGGAACGGGGCGCGGCGAATCAGAAACAGGACGCGGTACAGGAATTTGTTGAAGGGGTTGAAGATCTGTTCACCCGTTTAGGTGGCGGGAATCGGCTCAAGGGTGAGAAGATCCAGTTCCGTCTTAGCTCGAAAAAATCCATCCTAGCAATTGATTCCCTCGGTGGTGCTAGACAGCTGACCCAAATGGAGGGACTGACGGCAATCTTGATGTGGCGACAGGAAGACGGCAAGCGGCACATGAGGGGCAAGAAAGACGAAAACGGAAAGCTGATTTCCAAATGGGGGTATGACCAGAATTTTATAGATCAAGTTTCTGACCAGTTAGAACCCGAGGCGTGGCAGGTTCTCGACTATCTCACAGAGCAATACGAAGCGGAATATGAAGGGTTGAACCCAGTATTCAAACGGTTGAACGGCGTCAACCTTCCAAAGACTTTGTTTTATTCCCCGCTCACAATGCGGCCGCTTCAAGCGAAGGACGATCAAACCGTTGACCCGACAACCGGAACAACGACCGGGAATACTTTCGTACCTGGATCGCTTCGAAGCCGGGGAACAGCGATAGCTGAACCAGAATTCAGAGACGCAATCGCCACCTATATTTCCCACAAGAAACAAATCGAACACTGGAAAGCGTACGCAGAATTCGGCAGGGAAGCGCAAGCTGTTCTTGGGAATCGTGATGTAGGTAACGCGGCGGAGGCGTCTCAAGGTGTCGAGGCTACGACACTTATCAGAAAGTGGCTCGACGCATTCGCGCAAGGTGGAGTTAGAGACGCGCAAGCAGGGACAGCTTACCAGAACTTTTTCCGTAGAATGATCGGGAACGCTCAATCTATGGCTCTTGTCGGTCGGGCTGGCACTCTGGCGATACAAGCAACGCAACTTGGAGCGGCAGCGGCGAAGATGCCAACCGGGGCGTATATCAACCGACTCGGCAAACTGGCGGCTGGTCAGCTTAGTTATGGTGAGGCTCTAAATTCCGAATACATCCAGCGGAGAATGAAAGAACAACCTATCTTGATCCAGCAAGCTATGGAGGGATTGAAAGCCGGATCCCCTACCCTGGTCAAATATGCGGCGCGGCACCTAGGTTCACTGATCGGCGGAACCGATGCACTCGCCACGGCGGGAACCTATGCCATAGTTTACGACTATCAGAAATCGCAAGCGCTCAAGAACGGCGCGACAGAACAGGAAGCGGCAGAGATCGCCACGACAGAGACGGAAAGAATTCTCGATCAGGTCGCGCAACCAACCAGGATGGGATCGAGATCATTCGCGGAAGTCTCGACCACGAACCCGCTCGGGAAACTTGCTTGGGCTTTCGGCTCTGAATCAAGGAAGAATCTGGCGCTTATGCTTTCGGCTGAGGGTGGCGTTGAGTTGGGCCGGGCAGCGCTCTACGTCGTATTGATCAACGGTCTGATGGCGAGCGTAATCAGAACAGCCTGGAGAGATGCGCGGGACGATGACGAAGAAAACGACGAAAAACTTTGGAACGTCGAAAGGATGGCGTTGGCGACTTTTACAGATTGGATGTTTGGTTTTCCCGTGATCGGTGAGGAAGTGCAACGCGGGATTTATTCGGCTTTCGGAGTCTATCAACCCGATGGCGGTTTGGTCGACGGGATCAGTAGATCACCTCAAGCAATCGAGAATCTATTCATCGATAAAGATAGCGAAGATATTTTAAGGGACGTTGAAACACTTCTCGCCGGGGGTGGCTTATTCTCTCAAAACGCGAGCGCTCTAACAAGCGGGATGCATATTTTGAGAGATGTCACCGGGCTATTGAAAAACTTCTTTGGTCAGTGATACCGCCTTTCCCTTGTCCCGTTTACGTTTTATTTTAGGGAATGAAGAAAAACCCATTTCTAAAAGGGAAGCTCACAAAGATTTCGGCGGCTTTGCTGGTTCTTGTTCAGTCTCCAAATCTGTTTTCTGACATCTCCAGCACGGCGCAAGTATTCGCGGAGAATGCGGATAAACCCGTTGCTTATATTTCGATTGTTGCGGCAGCCGGAATCCTTTGGGGTGGTATTCGTCGAGCGCTCAACTACGCAACGCCAAAATTGGTGATTGCTCAACCCGACGAAAAATAAATTTCTGTGTTAGTGGTTTCATGCAGTGAATAGGAGGGGCGGCTGACTGTGATGGATCAGTCGCCCTTTTTTCATTATGAATAAGGATCTTTTATACACTCTCCGGTGGAACATTCAAAACCCGGACGAAACGACGAAAGCGGAGAACCTGAAAATTCTCTCGGCTCTTCTCGGTGAGACTCCCCGGGAAACTGAATACTCGATAGCGAACCCGGCAATCAAAACCGATCCTGTTTCCATCTCCCCTGCCCTATCCGGTCCACGGGCCAAAGTCGCGCTTGTGATCGGGCACAATCCGAAAAACAAGGGCGCGGATATCAAGGCCGGGATCAACCAGTTTGAGTACGATTTCAACGGTGAGATTGCGTCAATCATGCTAGCGAAGGCGTGGGAAGGGTTGGAGATGCAAAGATTTTACAGGAAATATTTAGGGAGTTACAGCCGGGAGATATCCGAAGTTTACGGCAGGGTGAACGCATGGAATCCAGATTTGATTTTGGAGATGCATTTCAACTCGTATCCTGGCGGCGATTATTCCTTTATGCTGTATCACCACCGGAGCGCGAGAAGCAAGAAGCTCGCCGGGATCTTCAACGAGACTTTTTGCGAAAACACAGGATTCAAATCGAATCAAGAGAACGCGGCGATCACTCCAGGCGGGAGAGGATATCAATCACTCGCAAAATCGAAAGCGCCATGCATTCTGACCGAACCATTTTTCGAGAATTGCCCGGAGCATCAAGAATTGATTTCCGAAATCGGTCACGAGGGCGTGGCTGATATTTATTTGCACTCTCTCAACGAGACTCTTCGAGAATTATGACCGACCGAAAAAAATCAATACCCAGGAAGGAAACCAAAACCGATCTGGAAAAGCTCACAGCAACCTTTGATTCCGTCGGGATCGATTACGCGATCCGAGAATCTGAATCAGGTGACTCGTTTTTGTTCATGGGAGAATGCTTTTATTTTCGGCATACTGACGGCACTTTCGACACTTACGAGGATTCATGTCTCGAGGCGCTTTGCGGTCGAAACGATTATTTCGAGTTTGACGAGGCCGGGAAACTGGTGGGATATTGAAAGGATTCTCGGGTTTCTTTGCATGTCGGTTCGAACGTGTAAATAAAATCGTTGTATCTTATCGCATTCATTCCGGGATTGTATCCGATCTGATACCCGGATCGATCCCCTACCCTTTTATTTAAGGTTTCCGAAGCGGTGTACCAGATAAGTACCAGATTAAAACACTGTATAAAGACCCATTAGGGCTTATTAAGCCTGTATAGCTATAATTACCTATAAAAACCCTTAAAAATAAGGCGACCCGTACGGGACTCGAACCCGTACGGGTAATTTTTGGGGAAATCGCCGGAAAGCCTTATAGATAAAGGGATTGCGGGTTTTTTCAGGGTTGATTATCAAGCGGGATAATGACACTCTACCAGATAAGTACCATTTATTTCTTGCTTTTTTGGAAATATGAGTTTATGAAAGCGGAATGAAACCAAAACTAAAAACGATCTGTATCGCGCTATCGCTTCTCTGTGGTGTCGCTCACTCTGCAACATATCCAGCCTGGGGTGCAGATTCCAATTATCTGGATAAGGTGAAAAGCTTCGACCGATCCGCGAAGAGGCTCGATCTTTCCAAGAGAATGGTTTCTCGGACTGCACAAGTCGGTGGTGTATTTGTCGGGGAAGTTGACAAGAAGGAATGGAGATTACTCACAAAGAAACTGGTGCGGATCAAATCTGCTCATCCAATGACGCCTATCGTGTTTGATGTTTCGGCAAAAAATAATCGAGATAAAAAAGTACTGAACTGGAAAAAATCATACATTCGAAGGAATCAAGATCGATTCGTTTACGCTGTAAATCCGAAATCCAGCCGAGCATTGAAAACGCAGTATTCCAAAATCGTTAAAGCCAACGGGCAAGACATCACTGTCTCCACTTTCAATTACCGAGCTGATCGACGGTTAGATTTGTATCACCCGAAAAAATTCAACGGGAAAACTTTCGTGTATTTCCATGCCGGGGGATGGTCGGGCGGATCTTTCAGGCAGTCGATTTTCAGGAACATCGTAGCGCACTTCGCTAGGAACGGGTACCAGTCCGTAATCGTAGAATACGCAGTCTCGAAAAGGCAGATCGACGCAACTCCTTTTGATTCTTTGGCCGATGCAAAAAGCGCGGTAAGGTGGGTAAAATCTAGACTCAATACGGACCGCTTGATTATTTGCGGATCATCGGCCGGGGGGCATCTCTCGCTTGCCATGCTTTACAGCAACCCAGAAAAATACAATCACCCGGAAGATGATTTATCGATTGATACGATTCCTGATGAAATCTGGGCGTACTTTCCTGTTCTGGATAACGGGCCGAATGGGTACGGCTCTGATCGAGTCGGGGAAGAGTACCCTGATTTTTCGCCGCTCCACTGGTTGCGGGATTCAGGTGATCCCAGAATCACGAACGCAAGCACTCGGGTTATTCTCCATGCGTCTCCGAATGATGAAGTTGCGTCAATCCATCCAGTCAGGGAATTTAACGCAATCAACGGAAACTCTCGGCTTGTTGAGTATCCCGGAAGAACCCATCTTCAATGTCCTAGCCCTATCTTTTATCGGTGAGATTCGCGCTGCAACTTTTCCCGTGATCCTGGAATTCATGCAAGATATTTAAATCAAAACGCCAAAGCATAGCCATGAGCGACGATAGGAAAAGAGAATATTCAAAATGCGGGTTTAAACTCGATGACTATGTAGCTCATTCGTCTGTTACTGAAAAAACCATTGGTGGAAGTGACGAGATCGTGGGGTTCACTCATGGAGGACACTTGATATTGCAGGGTTATGGTGACTCTACAATTAAAACCGTAATCCCTCAGTCGGTACGGAAGGTGGACTTCCCGCCAAAACCGCTACCGGAGATCAGATACGGAAAAACTTTCTAGCACAACGCTTGAGTCCTGGTAGCGGGGCGGAAACAATTGATAATATGGAAAACGAACAAATTACGAACGACACGGAACACACAGTTGAACCGCTTACCAGCGACGACTTGGCAGGATGAGCGATTCAATCGAATATTGTAAAGACTGCCCAGCCAATGTCGGATGTCACTTGGCTAGGAAATGCTTGGAGCTGGAAACTGAAGATGTCGCCCTTGATGTGCCGCGTCTTGTCCGGGAGGAGATAGCCAAGTTGCAAACGGGAACACTGGTAATCGTTGGTTGGCATGGATCGGAGAGGCACAAGCACGGATATACTGTCAGGAACGATTTGGGAGTGCAGGATCTGTATCATCGAGGTGATTGTGTGAGCGTGAAAAACCTATTGGATGGAACCCACGATGTATTTCTGGCTAACGACCAAGTTCTGACGCAGCCAAAACCTTGAAACTTTATGAAAACTGAAACCGCCGAAATAGTAGAAGTGTCACCGGAGCCAATGGGCGTGGCGGCTGTCGCTCAGCAACGCCTTGTTCGTCTTGGTGTTTGGCTGAGAAACCTCCGAGCATGGAAGACCGCACGGGCAAACCGTGACCTACAGCGAGCGATGCAGAAAGACCCCGACTTCGCGCATGTGTGGCAATGCAATATCGCCATGCCAATCCTCGACGGAGCGAATGGGAAACTGACACCCGAAGAGGCGAACGAGATCGCAGACCGACTCATGGCGCACCTCTTCAATGTGAAGACGAACGATAGAGGACAGGCACGGAGCGAAGCGGAGTTGTCCTGATCCGTCTTGTTATCCAATTTGAATTTATGAAAAAGAAGACCAGACAAATTATTCACCACCTCATTTATTGGTATCTAAGAAAGTCCGGTGGGGCATTTCACACGAAACCGTATGGACCTAAAGGAAGGTATATCGTCTTGATGAATGAGGATCAATATAGTCGATTCGAGGCGACCAGAACTCGACCAAGCATTTTAGGATAACGAAAAAAGTGATGACAGATAAAATGACCAGCGGGAATGAATCTTGCTCATCCACGACTTGTTCTGCTTGGGAGATGCAGGAACCGGGATGGTGGACCCTCGATAAAGTTGGGGGAGTTGTAAAGGAACACAATAATCGGTGGGGGGCATATCGTTGGAACAAGGACCAAGAAAGCCCAGTTCGGAATTTCCCAACACTGTCCAAAGCAAAAGAATTTTTAGAGCAGAACGCCAAAGGTGACTCAGGAGCACCGAACGAAAAGATATGAATACAGAAAAAAACTCTCCAGAGGTGGTCCTTGAGTCCACCGTCTTGTTATGCGAATGCGAAGGACCGGGGCATATCTGCAAGCATTGCGACGACCGTCTGGAGAAATCCGGTTATTACGAGGATATAAAGGCCGAGGATGAAGAGAGATTATCAACGCGCCTACAAGAATTGGCATGGACGGATGGTCCATTAACCAATGATCAAAAAATTGAACTGATTGAGATTCGATCACTGTTAGAAGATATACATCATCCAGAATTATCTAAAGCATAACGACAATAGCACAGGCAGGACGGGCGAAACGATATGAAGCAGGAAAACCAATCAGATAGGATACAGTCGGAAACTCAAGAGGGTACGTCCTTGCCTGCTGCGTCTTGTTATGTCTTATGAGGTATTCGGGCGGCAAAGCAAGGCAAGCGTCAAGCATTGCCAAGATTCTGAATGGATACTCCAAAAAGAATCAACCCTACCTTGAACCGTTCTGCGGAATGTTCTCGGTTGGGTCTCTTGTCGCAAATCAAGTTAGGCATGGATCGGACATTGATTCGGATGTGGTCGCACTGTTGGAGGAAGTGAGAGACGGTTGGGAACCACCTGACGAGGTAACGGAAAATGACTACAATATGTGGAAAGATGATCCATCGCTGATAGAACCACGAATGAGGGCATTTGTAGGATTCGGGTGCTCCTTTGGGGGGAATAAGTGGGGTAAATATGCGAAAGATAACGCAGGAGACAGGAATTATGCTCTGAATGCGAAGAGATCGTTGATTAAGCATTCCAAAAACCTAAAAGGAGCATCGTTTCGCGTATGCTCGTATGACGACTGGAATCCGTCTGGAATGTTGATCTACTGTGATCCGCCATACACAAACACAACTTCTGATTCGGTCCCCGGATTGTATCACTTCAACCCATTCGACTTTTGGGATTTGTGCCGCTACTGGGCAAAATCAAATATCGTTTTTGCATCGGAACGAATGTTCCCGACTCAGCACACTGAAATTGTTTCGGAGTGGGACAGACAGAAGGCGAGTAGCGAATCAAAAAAAGGAATGCTGGAAAGACTCGTCAGAGTTCATCCACGAAAAATAACCAGAAAACCATCTCAGATCGAAGTTGAACAACTTCTTTTATTCGAGACATAACAGTGTTAATATGTCAGACGAATCCGCATAACTCATTGATGCGCAACTGGCAATATTTTCCATAACAAAAGTGATACTGTCAGACGGTTTGAAAAAACCACATAACGCTTTATATTCAAGAATGAAACAGGGTATAGGCTCGCGGAAGAAAACAAGCGTTACGGTAGCAAAGTGGAAGCACCCGACGTTTAAATATCGCGTTTCGTGGATTCAGGGGGGGAATGCGCGCGATAAAGGATTTCACAGGAAAAAAGACGCGGAAGCCTGGGCGGAAGAAAAAGAGGCTGAATTACTCGCTTTTGGTCCGTTATCTGATTTAACGCATGATGAGCGCTCTACAGTGATCGACACCCGAGCGGATCTTTCACGGGCAGATATGACGCTTAGAAACGCGGTCAATATTGCGCTGGATCGTCACGCGAAAGAATCGGTTTCAGACGTGCCTGTTTCTGACTTGATCCAGATCGTTCTCAGGGATCGCGAAAAGGCCGGGAGATCGGAACGGTACTTGCAGGATATTCAATCGAGATCAAAACCGTTTGAATCTGCTTTCGGTTCGCGGCTGGTTTCCTCCATCGAGCGATCCGAGATTGAAACCTGGCTCGACTCGCTCGGAGTCGCACCCAGAACCAGAAACAATTATCTCAATACTGTTCGATTGCTTTTCAATGACGCGGTTTCCCGGAAACTCTGCGATGAAAACCCGGCAACAGAAATTACGGAATCGAAAATCATTCAGAAAGAGGCAGGGATTTTTACACCGGAGCAAATGACGGAATTTATCAAAGTTGTGGATTCGTCCCTACTTCCTGCTGTTCTTCTGTCTGGATTCGCTGGAATCAGGCGCGAGGAAGTTTCAAAGCTACGATGGAATGCCGTAAACATGGCACAGAAAACAATCTACATTTCCGCCGAAATCGCCAAACTTGGAAAGATCCGGTATGTTCCCATTGAAGACAATCTTTTAGAGTGGCTGACGCCCTACGCTGATCTTACCGGCCCGATTTGGCCTCCAGACGGAGACGGCAAGCTGTCACGGGCTAGGGCGGCTTTGAAGAAGAAAGGACACGACACCCCAGAGAATGCCTTGAGGCACTCATACGGCTCGTATCACCTCGCAGAATGGAACGACATAAACCAGACTGCACAAAATATGGGGAACTCTCCTAAGATGATTCTGGAAAGCTATCGAAAAGCCGTACCGAAATCCGTGGCAAGTGCTTACTGGTCGATTTCACCAGATCCGGGGAACGTTGTAAGATTCGAGAAAGTGTCCTAACACTGCCGACCGACAGCGCGAACTGATTCAATGCGGTTCTTGCGGTTCTTCCGGTTCTTCCGGTTCTATAAGGCAAAGAATCGCATCTAGTAAAGATTCAATCTCGGGGTGGTCCTTCGCGGCCTGATCTATTTCGGCTGGAAGGTTTCGCGTTTCGGGAGGGTCAAGCGATTCCATCTAAATAGTCCATCACGGATTCAGCGACTCGTAAAGGATCTTTTTCGATTTCACAGATTTTTATTATCTGTTCGCCTATTTGTTCCAATTCTGAGCTAATATACTTCCTAGATTCCGTTAGGGCTACAATCTCCCTGAACACCGAATCCAATCCGGGATTACTATCCAGGGCAGAAGCAACGCGCAAGGCAAGCGGGGATAAATTCTCTTCAAGGTAGATCACCGGAGTTAATTCGATGTCCAAAAAATCCTCGATCTTTTTCACCGTTTCGTCGGGCAATTGCTTTACCTGACCGGAAAAAAGTTTCGTCATCCAAGGTTTTGATTTCCCTATCGCTCGTGACATCGAGGCGCGGGTTTCCCCTTTTAGCGTCAATGCTTTAGCGATTGATTCCAAGAGCGGTTCGGTAACGTCCATTTATAGAACCGTTATGGAAAATGAAGAAAATACAAATAAATTATTTGCACTATTTGTTTTTATGGTTTCTATTACGTAAATACCAGTAACCGAAACGGTTACTTTTTTATTTAAACCTGAATAATACTAACTATATGAAAACTATTAAAAATCAAAGTAAAAAAACAAACCGGGAGACAACCTGTATTCAAATCGATTCGGTGACTCACTCGCGAATGAAGAAACTTAAAGAAGAAACTGGAGTCCCGATGGGCCAATTGGTTTCTTCCTTTCTCGAATATGGAGCCGGGAAAGTCGAAAGCGGAGAATTGAAAATCAAGCGGTCTGCAATCGCTCTAACTGACGCGGCTTAATGCGAACGCTCTTCTTTGTTCTCATCCTTTTAATTCTCACCCTACTAACTAAATGAACGGAATTCTACTATACGACCGGGAAGCACTGGCGAAAGCAATTCACGTATCCCTGTCCATGATCGACAATCTGGTAAAAGCCGAAAAGATCCCCGTGATCAAATGCGGGAAACGAAATCTTTTTAACGGTCTTCGCGTAGTCGAGGCGCTTGAATCTGGTGTTGCTGATCCTAAGAACGGCGGCGCAACGAAGGGAATGAAATATGCAGCGTAAACCGATGACGCTCAATCGTCTCTCGTGGGAGCGGCAAGCACACAAGGACCGAATCAAAATCATTCTGGCTAATCAGACTCCGCAACTTCTCGGAGAGCTAAAGGCGCGAATGGATCGGGTAAAGAATCTTTCTGAGGTTATTTCAATGCGGTTGGAATCAAAGCGGAAGTATCGCGGCTCACTCATTGGCGTTAATCACAGTCTGGAGGCGACTCTTCTAACTTGGTAACATGAGCGCTATACCTTTCTTAGATCGCCAAAACAGAGCGCGTAAAATCATCAAGAATCCGCAACGGTATTGCGTCTGTAATGATTGCGGCTCGATCATCAGTAAATCTAAAATCTCGCAGATCTGCCCTATCTGCAGTTCTTACAATCCAATCCGCGACGAAGAGACGGTAATTAAAACCGCTCAGAAACTCGCACAACGACAACGGCGTTTGGACTTCGATTGGCTCGAAGATCTCGCTTAAAAATCTCTCTCAACTAACAAAACAACAAAACCATTATGTCTACTACTAAAGCAAATACAGAAATCGTCGAAACTAAATCGACACCAAAACCGAAGGACTTAAAAAGCCTTATCAATAGCGGCGCAGTCAAAAACCAAATCGCTCGCGCTCTACCTAAACACATGACGCCAGATCGTTTTCTGCGTGTCGTCACAACTACCTTGCTACGCACCCCGAAACTCGCGGACTGTTCGCAAGAATCAGTTATTAAAGCAATGCTTGATTGTTCCTCGCTCGGGTTGGAACCGGACGGGCGACGATGCCACCTAATCCCCTACGGGAAAGAATGCCAACTCATCGTTGACTACAAAGGATTGATCGAGCTGGCGAAGCGATCCGGGGAAGTCTCCACGTGGAAAGCCGAGACGGTCAAAACTAACGATCTGTTCGCATGGCGCAACGGTGAGATTGATCACGAGATCGATTTTCGCACTGATCGCGGAGATTTGGAATGTGTTTATTCAGTGGTTAAAACTAAAGACGGCGAACTCGATTACGAGATCATGACGCTTTCCGAAGTCGAATCGATCCGATCAAGAAGCAAAGCAGGGAAAGCCGGGCCTTGGGTGACTGACTTCGAAGAGATGGCAAAGAAAACCGTGATTCGTCGCCATAGTAAGCGCCTCACTCTTTCGCCTGAATTCCATAACGCAACCGAGATTGACGCTGATCAATTGGAGATTCGCGACGTAACACCCAAAGCAACGCGGAAGGAAATCGCTCCCACCGAAAACCCTTTTGAGTTGGAGGGTGCAGAATGAGTTTTACAGACTGCGAAATCATCGATTGCGAACAGCGCTCCCCGGAATGGTTCGAGGCTCGAAAAGGAATTCTGACAGCTTCGGAATTCGGCCCATGGCTTTTGAAGAGTGACAAGACAAGCGGCAAGGCTCGCGAGACTGCGATTTGTAAACTCGTGGCTCGAACTGCTGACGCCTGGGAACCTTCATTTTTCGAAAACGAAGCAATGAAGCGCGGGACCGAGTTGGAACCGGAGGCATTGAAGGCATTTCAGGAAGGAACCGGGAAGAAAGTCAAGGAGGTAGGTTTTTGCAGATCTGTTTACGGGCTTTTCGGATGCTCCCCGGACGGTCTTCTAATTCGGTCCAATACAGGCTACGAAAACAAAGCGCCGATTCCCTCGACACATATCAAATATCGTCGGGCCGGAACTCTGCCCGATGAATACAAATGGCAGGTTCTCGGCTCGATGGCAGTCACCGGGGCGAAGGCGTGGTGGTTTCAATCCTACAATCCCGGCCTGGCACCTTTGCGAATCCTGATCGAGCGCAACGATGAAGTGGAAGCACTGAAAGCTGCTCTAATCGAATTTTCCAGCCAACTAAAGGAAGCCTTGAGAGAGGAAGCCGAAGCGTGGCGGAAAGAATACCAGAAATAAGAAACAGAAACACAAACAGCAACACAACAACCAAATGAAAAAAATAACCATATCACTATTAGCGCTCGCATGTTGCCTCGCAGCTTGCGAAGGACAGGAGGCAACCCACAGGCCGGAATTCAACGGCGATTATCTAACCTATGTATTCCGGGACGGTGAGACGTTTATCGGGGTCGTAGCGTCTCTCTATCGCCTCTCTCCAGAAGTAGCCAAAGAACAGGCGGAATACATCTGGGAGCGATGCCGGGCAGAAACACATAATTCAACGCTTATGGAAACCCGGCCTTGGCAGGTGATCGACTTCGCTCGACCACCATACGCGGAAAAAGGAAAAGTGATCGCTTTCCCGGCAAAAATTAACCTGTTCCAAAAACGCAACTATCAGCCTAAACCCGGAATCACTCCCGGAATGATGGCGTAACAAATGAGGCAATCACCACACCGAAAAAAGTTTCTTGATGTCATGTCTGACGGGCAACGGCGCAAGTCGGCTGACATCAAGAAGCTGATCGGAATGAAAGAAAAATCAAGCGTCACGATGTTTATCAATAACCTGGCAAGCCGACTACTGACAGACGGCGCAGATATCAAAATAAAATCAGCCTGGGTGAAAAGCAAACACGGGGCGCGCGGCGGGAAGGAATGGTGGATCGAAAAAAGGCCACAAAAGAGATACTTCGGACCCGTAACGATTCACGACATTTTCGATGACCAATACCAATTCTAAAAAACAACAATATGACAACATTCAAGCAACCAATAGTAAGGCGCACTAACCAGCGCGAAACCAAAGTATTCACATCGGCAGAACTCCGCGAGGCGTCAATGACCCCTCGAGAGCAGGACTACCAGCGGGAACTCATATCAGCCGGGGAGCGGCACATTGCAAAATGGAGCGTGAAGGGTTTGGCGGAAACCGTCGAGCGAACAAGGGCGAACGTAGAAGAGCGCGAAAGGCGTTTGGATCTGGCGGAACAGATCGACGCATATCAAGCCATTGAATCCCTTAGAGATGAGATAGACGGGCTTGACGATGCTCTGCTACATCTTCATCAAGCGGAATGGTATCGAGGGCAATCCGATGACATCTACCAAAACGAATCCCGAAGCGAGGAACTAGCCGAAGACCTCGACACCCTGCAAGGACATTACGAAAGTTTTTACGCTTTCGATATCGTGGTCATCAATCCGAAAGGGGCGCGATAATGACAGGCACCATCTCAGTACGCTCTCATCTACACAGAGACGAGCGAGTACAGGTTTTACTGATCCTGACTCAATTGGAGCAATTTACCGTCCTAGGAACTCTCCTTTCACTCTGGAGTCACGGCGATTTTAACAGCCGGGAAGCTATCGACGTTTACGCGGGTTTCTCTGGGTTCGCTGATTCGATGGAACAGGCCGGGCTACTCGTCGAGAACTCTCACGGGTTGGCTTTTGTTTCAGGTAATCTCTATACATTTGGAGGGGCGGAATAATGAGCGAATCAAAACCAACTCAAACTAAAACTCTTTCAATCGTGAAATGGAAAGAGATTTTCGAAAGAGCAGAATCAAGGAAGTTGCAACGGTTGACATATTATTGCCCTCCGTCTGGTTGCGATTCGTCGGGCTACCTGGAACTGATGGTAGGGCACGAGGAAGACGGTGTAACAGCATTTGGCGTCTTCTGCGCGCTATGTCAATTCACCGCGACACTACCAGCGGATCGCCGGGGGATGCTCGTAAAGACCAATGGAAAGCCTTATACAATCCGCTTTATTTCGTCACTCATCCGAATACCGGAGGAAATCGTAGATAAATCGATAGCCATCCTAACAGAACCACAAATCAGTTGGTTGGAGTGGGTCGACAGCCCTGATGTAAAGGGAGGTACAGAAGAATCTCCCGGCGATCTCCCGGAAGAATCCCAACAATCTCCCGCCGATCTCCCGCTGACAACCGGAAATCCCCCGGACAGAGGAGAGGAGATAAGAGGAGAGGAGAATAGAGGAGAGGGTACAACGGATAATTTTGGTGTTTCCGGGGATGATTTGAAAAAGTCGAAAGAACTCGAAGCGATAATTTCCGGAATTCGATCACTCCAAAAAAATTGGAATAATCATTTTTCAGAGCCGGAGATGCGAGCGCTTGCAGACACTCACGAAAGTTTTCGCGGTTACGATTTTTCCCTAGTTCGCGATTGGTTCGAAAAATCACCGGACAAGCGGAAGCCAAAAAACCGCCTGAACTTCATTCAAAACGGCGTGTCCCACTCCAGCCTCACACGGGCCGAAGATTGGAAAAAAGAAATCAAGAAAAACAAATCCCTGAAAACCGGGGATCAATTCTAACAAAACAATAAAATGATAGCTGAAAATTCAATGACCAAAATTTGCACTTGCGGGAAACCGTTCGCGGCTGAACTCGCTCGGAGTCTCACGGGGAATTTAATTCCGACGCAAACACATTGCGACGATTGCTTGGCAGATCGTGACGGCGCAATCGAAAGATTTTCAAAACGGAAAATCGAATCGAAAGTTTCCGCGCTCAAATCTTACGATGGGTTTCAGCTTTCAAAGCTTCCCGTGTCGAGTCAAGCGATAGCGGCGAAAGTTTTGAGTTGGGAACCGGGCGGGAAAGGAATCGTGATGGTTGGAAAATCTGGCACCGGGAAAACTTTCACGACCTACGCTCTTGCGAGACGGTTGGAATCCCAGGGCAACACAATCGCATTGATCGAGGATCACAAAATCAACGCACTGGTCCGAACCAATGACGCCAAGCGCGAATCGATGCTTTCGAAAATTGATCAATCTCAAATCATCGTCTGGGATGACTTCGGATCGGCAAAGATGACCGACGCAACCGAATCCTTTTATTTCGATCTGCTCGAACGAATCAACAAGGCCGGGAAACCCGTAATCGGAAGCGCGAATTTTTCCGGGGAACAAATCAAAACGAGATGGGCCGAAACGAGCGGCGAAAACACTTTCCTGGAGGTTCGCGGCGAGCGGATAATTCGACGTTTCCGGGAATCCTGTTCTGTCGTCGCGGTCTGACCTTATTTTTTTGATAACCACGAGAGCGCTAAAAACGACTAAAAACACCCCTTCCACTGTCATCACACCGAAAAAGGTTTCAAATGGATTCTAGGGGCTATAATGGAGCGATAAAGCCATACTAAGCACGATACCCAACCATAAAAATCACAATTCAAAACAATAACCAATATTTCAACCAAAATCACAATGCAAAACAATACCATATTCCAGCGATCACTAGGCGAGGCAAATACTCGTTCCGAATGCCGAAGAATCAAAAGCCTGAAAAACCACCCGAAAGGCACAAATGCACATCGAATTTATCGACTCACAAGAGCGGGTGAAAACATCGATGAGCTAAAGATGTCAGGAAAGGAAGCGTTTGAGCGAAACAAAGAACTAACGCAGAAATTCGCGG